GTCGTATTAGTAGTTTCGAGATAATATCTTACTACATCTTGTTTTATTGGAGTAAATTGTTCGAAAGGAAAGTTATGATAAAAATATGCATTACTAGTAAATTGCACATTGTCAAATATCATAGTCTTATCAGAACCAATTATCTGAGCGTTAGTACTATAACCCCATCCACCATGTACGAATGTAAAATCAACAATACCTACAGCAGATTGGACTGCTGATACAGTTGCTTGTGCTTTTTTACCAGATCCTACTTTTACGTATAGTTTTTCACCAACCTCAAATCCTGCATCTGAAGCCGTGATTGTAAAGTGTGTAAGCGAACCTACGATTTCTGTCCTGTATTCAGCTTGCGCATCGACATCGATATCGTATGCATATATTAGTTCGTTTGTTACGAAGTTATCAGAAAGACCACTGAGATATAAAACTTCAATGAATTTTGATCCAGATTTTACTCTTACTAATTTTTCGGCAAACGCGGTGGCACCTGATATAGAACCAAATATCTGTTTGCCTACGAAATTTAGATTTTTAGGATTAGGCAAAATTTCTAGATAGCGTTCATCTGTCCATTCATTATCTGACAATCTAAACAGATCACGTGATGGCTCATAAACTCTGGCTTCTAAACCATATACTAGTTTAAAGAATAGGTCTACAGCTCGTGATGTTCCTTTTGCTCTGTAAAATTCTAATGCATTTTTAATGAAGAGTCTTTTATTAGTCGCAACGTTAAACTGCACATCAACAAGAAATTTGTTTTTGAAGTCAATAATAAAATCATCGATAGTCTTATCAATGTCTTTATAGTCTGGCAATCTTCGACTATGATACAAAGCCTGATTGTTTGATTCTAACCATTCGTAATATGCTTTTACGAATGCAATAAACATTTCTCCCTCTTCATGATAAAAAGAGGGAAATTGGTTCTTAACTAATTGCGAGATTTCTCTCGTAATATCTCTAGCCATCTAAACGGACCTGGTCGACTCTTACGGTGATATCTTCATCGAGAACTCTGAGAATAGAAGATCTAATAGAAGCAATGTCTCTTTCTTTTGGAGTAACAGTAAATTTCAATTGTGTTTTCTGGTCACCAGTAGCAAAATCATCTAATATTATTTCTCCATTATTATAGTCAACCGAACCAACTGTTGCCAAGAAAACATCATCTGCTCCCTCATTGACTATTCTTAATTTGCCATCGTTGTCATCTCTGATATAACTCGGTGTGCCAGAGAATTGGAACAATTCAGATTTAACCGAAGATTTGTCTTTGTCAATAGTTAATGGCATTGCAAAATCTAATTTATAAGCCGATCTCTGGCCGATTATCAATGGCAAGTATTGAGTTGCCAAAACAGTAGTATCGTTGCTGATAATAGCGTTTTGTGCACCATCGATTGCTGCAACTAATTTACTGTAACGCATCGTCTTTTTAAATCCATTTAGACTATTTTCGTTGTAAGCTTGAATAGCTGATACAACAAGACTCTTAATATCATCTACACCCAATGATGTCTGTGAGATATCGTATTTGACATTAGTAGTAATAGACAAATACAAATATTCTGGTTTGACGAATACTGGATCGATTGACAAGGGGCTACGAGGTGCAATAAAGTTTCTATATTTTTCACGATAGCTATCAGGCAACAAGTCTGTGTTCTTTAAATCTACAGCAACAATTACTTTGCCAAACTGAGGAGGTGTGTATTCTTCTCCACCAAATGCAGCAACATCATTAATCTCAGAGAAATTAGCTTTGAGAAGTGTGGCGTAATCTTGTGCTGTAACAACACGTTCCTGAGTAGTAAATGCTCGTGGCGCATTAAACTTAATTGAATCTAGTGATTCAGGAATTGAACCGCCAGAAGCTTTACTCACTGTTTCAACGGCCGTAACTGTAGCTGAACCAACATTATCATCAGCAGCAAATACACCTAAGCCATTTGGCAATTCGCCGTTGCATGCACGATACTCGATAAGTACAATAGAGTTGTTCTTAGGTTGTCTACCTATAACACCATCACCAAATAAAATTTCATATGTGTCGTTTTCTGCTGCTTGTATAAAGAAAACCTGATCAGTAGCACCGATGCCAAAAAGAGAATCTCTTCTTTCATAAGACAGTGTTGTTGCGCCATTGTCTTCAATAACGATTACCTTTAAACTATTTGTGTCTACAGTTTTATTCGTAATGATAAAACGCGGTTGATTTTGAGCATCAGTTACATAAGAATCTTGTACGTAATCACCTTCGTATATAACTATATTGTCAGCTTTAAATTGATTTGTGATGTTAGTACTACGAGCTTGTATATTTTCTGCAGTCGTAAAAGTAAAATTCTTATTGGCTGAGCGGCCGGTAAATGTGGTACCGCGCGGTATAAGCACTGTAGAATTATTAGAATTGTCAGTAAGAGTTAGGTTGATAATAGCCTGTGCTGATCTAAATGACCGCGGCAAATAGTTTAATTCTTTAGCATGTGAAATAATAGAATCGCGTAATAGTGCTGAGTCAAGAAACATCTCATTTGCAATCATGTTTAAATAAAAACCATTGAGGTTTGTATTATATGCAAGAATATCTAACAAAACGCTGATATTAGATGCTTCGAAATCATAGTCTTTAAAGATAGCTTGACTAGATAGATACGTCTTTAGATTTTCTTTGACGGATTCGAAGTCGAGAGTGGTGAGATCGTTACTTGTAGAGGCCATTTATCTTACTCTATACAATGTGATGTTGAGTTCTTCATCTCTTTCTGATGAGACGATGCTAAACTTAATGTAAATATTGACGGTGGTATCATCTTCTGTTGCTGATGCGATCACTTCTAATAATCTTACTCGCGGCTCATATTGACGAACAATTTCTCTTACATGTCGTTCTATTTCTTTTGTAATAGCATATGCTGATGTAGATGGCTCGAACAACCACCTACGAATATTGCCACCAAATCGTGGGTTTCTTAACCTTTCATATTTATTAGTCAATACGAGATTACGTAAAGACATCTTAACCGCGTCGACATTTACCTTTCGACTGATTTGACCAGTATTTGGATGAGGTAAAAAAGATTGATTGAAATCGCTAAACAAATCACGATTTCTGGCCGTGATTTTATATTGTTCGTTTTCTCTTGCTGTCTTAACGCCCATTGTTTTCTCTTTTAATTGTTATTTATGTTGATGCTGCAGACGTAGTTCCAGAAATAGTAATACTAGTGTTACCGTCAGAACCAGTACCTGAGAATGTATGAGTATGGGTATTTTCTGAGAAGCCGCTAGTAACCCAAGATTTATCAGCAATAGCATTACCACCGATAGTTGTGACAGATGGTAAATCCATCGCCGTCACACCAGCAAATGACAATGTGCCGCCACTCAATGTGATAGTAATCGTGCCGTTTGTTATAGTAACTGTATCATCAGCATTTACAGTAAATGTTGAACATGTAAATTCACACGGCACCGGATCTTCACACGGTATAACTTCAAATTTTGATTTAACTTCAATCGTAAACGTATTAGCAGGATATTCTACGTCGATATCACAATCAGGTCCGTCAGGTACACCCCCGCCTGCACCGCTGGAAACTCCCTTTTGATTCTTTAGCGTCTGTAGATTGTTTGCTAACTCTGTCGCTTGAGCTTGCATTTTTTCTGCAAACTTTACATAGTCTACAGCTCCATTACCAATTTCAGTACCGATAGCAGGAATATAAAGTTCGGTGTTAGATGATACTTCGTATTCTTCTGTATTAGCTACAGGTATATTGATTTGAGGAATTGTATATACAGTTGGTTTTGGCCGACCAGTTCCTGGTTTTCTGACTTTATTATTTGCCCGAGTCGGACCAATTGTAGAAACTTGTTCTGCAATTTCTTTTGCTGCTTTTTCACCTAAAGCTTGGATTCCTGAAAACCACTTGCCCTTAGCACCAATACTACCAGTACCAAAAACTGTCCGGCCACCAGTGGGTGAATTAGGAGGAGCACTGCGAATACCACCAACGGGTTTACCACACTTTGTACAGTTTTCACATTCTGGTGAATTAGCTGCTCCGCAATTTGCGTAATCTGCCATGATCTATTCCTACGTTGCTGGTACTTGAATGCCAGATAATACGTCAACACTATTCGACATACTATCGACCGAACTTTCAATGTCACCCACCGTGCTCTTCAGAGTATCAATCTGGCCTGATACGGTATCTGACAATTCTAAAATTTCATTGAATCCAAGTTGATCAAGCGCTTGATCTTTCAGTGATTCATAAATTCCTGTTGCTTGATCGTATAGAGCAATTGCTCCATTCATCAATTCGTCCATCACAGACTTTAAACTATCTTGAACTAGATTTGTAATACACGTTGCAAGTCTAGACGCCGCAGCTGCAACTGCACCGATCAAACCAGCCATTGCTCCAGCCAATTGAGCAATTTCGATAGCATGTTGAATAGCCGCTGCAATTGCAGGTTCGGCCATTCCTAATACTACTTTCTTTGCCCATTTCAAAATCTTGAGCGGATCACTCGGTAAAGATAAGATAGGAGCGTAGTTAGATATTAGCGCAGAGATTTCTTGCGTTTTTGCTTTGATCATATCAGTTACGGCTTTGATATGTTCTTGCACTAACAATTCTAATCTTTCACAACTAAATTCACCTGCGACTGATACTACTTGACCAGCGGGAGGACCAGGCAATTCGACCTCGGTTACACCTGTTGCGGCCTCGAGTTCTTCTT